TTCCATTCGCTTAATGGTATCCGGATACTTCGCCGCATTCGTTCCCACCATAAAGAAAGTAGCCCTTGCACCATACTCCTCCAATTTATCCAAAAGAGAATCCGTGTATTTTCCCGGTCCATCATCAAATGTCAACGCAACCATCGGTTTCTCCGGATCCACCTTGCTCGCCTTTGACTGTAATTTCCCATCTTCGCCAAATACGCAGTCCAACTGAAATACTCTCTGCTTTCCTGTCAGCATCTTTCCTTCTTTGTCAAAGTAATAAGTATCTTCCCCTATCTTTTGCCAGCCAACACTCATCTTCCCATCTTCCTGAAAATAGTAAGTACCTTCCTTTGTCTCTTTCCAACCAGTACTCATCTCTCCAGTCTCATCGAAAAAATAGCGGAAATTATCGATATCTTTCCATCCTGTTACCATCTCTCCAGTCTCATCTATGTAATATGTCTTCTCTTTTGAAAGAACAAATTCTGATGCCGCATAGGTACCGTCCCACTTTTTAAATTTTTTATCTTCCCAAGTCCCGTATTTATTCTTAACTTGGCAAGTGCCGTTTTTCACCTGAACCTTTAGCTTTTTTCTCCATTTCTTATCTATTTTTTTCTTCAAATCTTTTTCAAAAGAAATGGTAATTGGATACTCTCCTTCTTTTGTCTGATCAATCTCATATGTTAGCCGATATCCTTTCCCCGCATTCAAATCCTTCACAAAATCTTTCACAGTATATCCTTTTTCCAGTTCTTTCTCACTGTATTTTTCGTCCTTACAAGAAGCGGCAGCCTGAATCTGCGGAATCTCCTCATCTTGAAGAATTGACACATTTTTCACTTTTAAAATCACTTCCGGAATCGTTCTCTTTGCGATTCTAAAAATCAGTCCCCCTAACAAGATAAGCAATATTGTAACCAATACAATCCCAACTGCAATCTTTTTTCTTCTTCTTCTGTACCTTATTCCTTTTCTCACCCTAAACATATCACTCGTACTCCTACTTTTGTTTGCAAAATTTATTATAGTCCACTTCTGTTTGTATTGCAATGTTTCTGCCCTTAAGAACCCCTTAAGAATTTGTTACGTATTTGATACATTTTGCTACATTTTTGTTGTAAACGTGTTGTAAACCGTTTTATTATGTTTTATTAAATTTTGTAAGATGATACAATATACCACCTGCATATAATTTTTTCAAATAATTTTAAATTTGCTATTGACTTATATACGCAATGCGTGTATAATACAAGTATAAGGTAAAGCAAAGGAGAGAACGAAAATGAAAAAATACAACTTATCAAACATTATGAAAAGAGCATGGGAACTGGTTAAAAAAGTAGGTTTCGGAATCTCCGAAGCACTTAAGAAAGCATGGAAGGAAGCAAAAGGAATGAAAGAAGAAATCGTAAAATTAAACGTAGTCGGAAGAGAAACATTTACAGTTAATACAGCAACAGGAGAAATCAGCGGAAAAACTTACAGCTCAAAGGAATGGATCAAAAGAAATTTTGATGCAAAATGGAATCCTGAGAAAAAAGTATGGTTAGCAGATCCTGAAACAGTTAAGGCAGAACTTGCTAACACAAGATACTACGAAAAATATATCGTAAGCGTAAGCGAAGAAACAACAACTGAAAATGACGAAATCATCAAGACAGAACTTGTAAACAGAAACGATGGTTTTTACTCAAAAAACACTCACAGATCTGGAAAGATCACATACTCATTTGTAGGATAATAATAAATAACAAGCTGACCTATCGGCGAGACGGGGAGAAGGAGAAAAGATATGAAAATCAATGGAATCGGAACAATTAAAAAAGAAGAAGCAATGGAAATTTTAACAAGAGAAGGAAGAGAAGCTGTTGAATCAGGAGAGATTACAACACAAGAACTTGGCGAAATGTACAAGCTGGAAATGATAAAGAAAGCCTCTAAAATTGGAAAATATGGCGATACATTTTCCCAAAATTACAAACGAGTGCCGAAAAAAATCACTGATAAGTTATCACCAGAAGAAATTGCCGAGTTAGTAGATAGCTTTTATGATTGCTACAGCGACGGAAAAAATGCAAGATAAAAGGACAAACCTTCAGGCTTGTCCTAATCTCTTAAGAAAAATTCTTAAGGCAATTACTAGTATTTCAATCCGCGAGCGGGTGATTGCTCCCACTCCACAATACAGAGCATCAACTGTATTGGACAATGCTATTGTAGCATAATTTCAGTCGCATGTAAATATCAAATATAGGAGGATAAACATGGAATTTAAAGAGCTTTTAGAAAAATCAAAAATGAATTTGAAACAGTTTAGCGAGTATTTCGGGATACCGTACCGCACGGTGCAGGACTGGAAGTTGGGTGCTAGGAAATGCCCGGATTATTTATTAAACTTAATACAATATAAAATAGAAAAGGAGGGGCTCTAACATGGAGAAATCAGATGAGAAGATTTTAGAATCATATAAAATACTACAGTCCGTAAAAGGCACCGCGAAAGATACTGGATATTCTTGGAATCGTGTTGTAAAGGCTCTATCTAGCAACGGATACATATTGTCCGAGAACGCCTTGAGAATTAGAAAAAGCAGAGAAAAACACAAAACGGATGTTTAGTATACCGCCCCTCCTCATAAGAGGTGGGGCTGTGTTATTAAAACAATTGGAATCTATCCATTGCCTTACCAAAGCATCCGGCAAAACCGTCCTGCCCGTTTCCGGTCTCTGTATCGTACTGCCAAGAATAATACTCTCCATTTAATGGACTTACACGATACTGCGCTTTCTGATATCCGTAGTGTGCAACATAATCCGCTGGTGTTTCGTAGTATACCTGTACTGCATCGATAACCTGTCCGTTTCCGGCGTATCCATTTGCATGATCTGACCAATCGTATCCAGTCACCCACGGCAACCAACCTTTGCCAAGTACATGCACTCGGTATTTAACACGACCGATATTTGCCTTGATTGCAATGCCTACAATACGCTTGCCTCGGATTCCGGCAAAATCGTTTAAATTTGTTACGGCTGGTAAGATTGTTCCGTCCTCCAGTTTAACAGCATAAGTAAATAAAATTGTCTTATCCGGCGCAGATGGTTTCGGAGCTGGTTTTGATGGCTCCTCTGTGTATGCTGGTGGTTCTGCTCCATTCATAAAGGATGCCACCATATCAATAAATCTCTGCCATCCCATATCAAGTGTTCTGTGTGGACAATATTTTCCACTCCAGTCTTGGTGTTTCTTCACCTTATCAATTCCCCATCCACGCTCTTTGAGCATTCCGGCAATTAATTCGGCTGCGTTTCTCTCTGCTTTCACAAAGCGGTCTTCGCCGGATTTACTATAACAGATTTCTACTGCAATTGAGTTTCTGTTTCCTCTTCCATTTCCGTCTCCGGCATGCCATGCGTTTCTGTCAAACGGTATTCCCTGTACTGCTTCTTTATCGTCGACCGCAATGTGGAAGCTTACCTGATTGTTGTTCCCGATCATGTACTTCACTTCGTTCTCAGCAGTGGCGTCATTGTATGTGTTGTGCACCGTGATTGTATCCGCAACCATTTGGTACGGGCATTTGATATTGTATTTACTTCCTGATACTAATAATTGTCTTACATTTACTGCCATAATAAAATCTCCTTTCTTTTTACACTATGCAAGAGAGCGATTATTCGCCCTCTGAATTATTTGTCTGTGTTACCTTTGTAAAATCTCTTCCAAAGTTCCGCTACTTTTTCCCATCCGTACATAGCCACAAATGCCACCAAGAATCCTGCCATAATAGCAGCAATGATCATATACCACAAAATCGCTTGCTGTATGTACTGCATGTAAGCAATAAACGCCACTACCGTAATTCCGATAGACAGTACAAATACTAAGATGTCTGTAGGAATTTTCTTAAGCCCTGAGACTCCTTTAAAGACCTGTGTAATAATAGATACTGCAAATGCCAATACCCCAATAATTCCGATAATCAATGTCGTGTTCATAACTAATTGTTCCATAATTGTTATCCTACCTTTCCCTCTAAATCTTCAATTCTATGATTTGCTACTTTAATTTTTTCTTCCAATAAAAAAGTCCTTTCCACAACCGAATTATGCTTTTCGACTTTTTTCGTAAGCTCATCGAGCTTGTACTGCATCAATGTTCTTGTTTTCTCCTGTTGTGCACGGTTGCTTATTATACAGACCAAAAGTGTCACGCATGCTGATATGCATGCTGAAATAATCGTCTCCATGTCTCTACTCCTTTTTTCTAAAGATTTGCAAAATAAAAAGACCCTTACGGTCTCGCTCTGATTTCTTTCATATAAATATAGCCTCCTATTTTTCTACACAATTTCTTTCCACAGGCTTTCCGAACCAATTGCACCCGGTTCCCAGACATTGCTATCCACCAGAGATTCCCAAGTCTTGCCATTATGTGTTACCCGGTCTCCTTTTTTATATGGATTTGTACTCTGCGGTTGTTCCCAAGGCAACACTTTTCCGGCCGGATCCGTAAGCACTCTAGCGTACAGACTGGGGGCGGTGTCTGGAGTCCAATCTTGCTGTGAAGTGTGATTTTGGAGTACCTTGTACAAAATACCTTTGTATGTAAGATGCTTTCCAGTCTTATATGCTACTTCTTCTCCACTCCATAAATCGTACAGAGCTTTAACCTGTAATGCCTGTTCCTCTGGAAGATTTTCCGCCTGTATCTTCGCTACCATGATTGCAGCCTCTCTCACTTCCGTCTGTGCTTCCGGAGTTCTTTCCGGTCGGTACTGTACAACTCCGTAAATTTTCCCTGGATATTCTTCTGTCCTATAAAACATTGTATAGCCGGTAAAAGGCTCACTTTTCTGTCCGCGTTCTTCTACCGTCATTGTGGACGTTTTCACAGGATCCTCAAACAGAACCCTTAACTGTTCCGGCGCAACCGCAACCGTCAAAATCCGCAGGTAGTCCCCTTTCTGCTCCACCTTTTGTATCTGCAGTTCTGTAGCATCGTTAAATATAATTTTCATGTTTCTCCCTTCCGGGAAGTCCTTAATTAAATAGCAAAATAGAGGGTAACATAACTTCAGCTCAAAATTATGTAAAGGTAATGGGAGACAGCTACGTCAAAAAAGTCGGGAACAAAGTATCTTTGCAAATCGTAGCACAATCCAGTTCCACATTTTCGAGTGGATCAAAATACCATATTGCAGATATTCCGGCAGAGTTCCGTCCAAAACGTCGAGAACTAACCGCAGCGTTTGCAAATTCAAGCTCCACCACAGGATACGGTGTCGCTTATATGGAAGTGGATACCGTTGGTGCAATAAATGTACAATTTGCTACGCAAGCCAAAAACTTATTCGGACATCTGGAATACTACGTGTAATTATTGTAGCTCAACTTCCATGTCCCACTCTAATTTACATGTGTTTTTCGCTTGACTTTTTGCAAACTGGACATTAGCACTGACTGAATCTCCTTTTTTGGTTATCGTTGCCGTACCAAGAATCATGAGAGAGCCATCGCCACTTGAGCAACGGAAATTATATCCGACAACACGTTTTATGGACAATCCTAAAATTTGGTGTATAGGTAACAAATTTTGAATCGTTCCCTGATAAAATCCAGAAAATACAAGTCCGTTTAACTCGCCTATCCACGTGCCATGTACGATAGCACGTTTTTGATTACCGAAAGTGTATTTTTCTACATTGAACGTGTATCCGGCTGCCGTTCCAGTAATCTCTTCCGTCAACATTTTGCTATTTAATTAAGGACTTCCCTTTCTTTATTTTTTAATAGTCGCACATAAAAGCGCACAACAAAAACACCGGACTTGCACCGGTGCAAATTTCCCTTTTCCTTATACTGTTATGCGCTTAAATATTTTTTGTGATGGTACTGCAGGGCTTCTTTATCCGCCGTCCAGTATCCCATCGTGGTCTCCGCCTTTGCGTGTCCAGCAAATAATACAGCCTCTTGCAGTGGCATTCCCCTATTAAGGGCATTTGTTATAGACGTGCCGCGAAATCTGTGCGGATGCGCCTTTTCTACGCCCGCTTTTCTTCCAATTCGCCGAATCATGTCTTCCACTCCAGCTTTGGTAAGCCTGTTATGCGGATTTCTCAGTGACACAAACAGAGCGTCATTATCATCGGTTCTGCCCTGCAGGTATTCCTGCAAATACATATTCGCCTTATCATTTAAATACACCACCCTTTCTTTTGCTCCTTTGCCATATACGATCAGATTCTTTGTGCCAAACTGGATATCGGATCGATTCAACCGCACCAGTTCCGACACCCTTACCGCTGTACTGTACATAAATTCTAACATTGCCTTATCCCGTATAGTCTTACACTCACGTAACAGTTTTTCCCTTTCTTCATCCGAATATGGCTTTTTAATTATCTTCTCGACTTTTACCTCTTCTACTAGAATCATCGGATTTTTCCGTACCCGGTCACGATCTCTGAGCCACCCAAAGAAACTGCTGTACACTGCTCGGACATTCTTAAGTGTCAAGTTGCTTATCTTCCGGATATTTTTGTACACACGCATATATCCAGAAATATCCCCTGGAAGGATATCGGCTACTGCCTTATTTATATAGGACAGCAGCCGGCTTAACTCATACCTGTACCGGTTTACCGTCTCCACAGATTTTCCTTCAAGAGCTTTACTCATCAGGAAATCCTCCAAATCCTCCGTCCAACTGTTATCGACAACTCTCAACCTCGTCTGCTCCACCAGTTCGCATCCAGCAAACACCATATGTAACACGCTCCGCAGTTCCAAAAGCTGTTCTTCCTGCAATACTGTCTGCATCCGGTGTAACACATCCATAATCTTTCGTTCCACATATACCACTCCTTTTTGCTTTATTTTAGCATTTCTCCAATGGTATAGCTCCCCTTGCTCAATTAAATAGCAAATTATCAAATAAAGTGGATGCTCCGAGATTATCAGTAAATGCTGAAACATTAACGGGCGAATATTTTGCCGGAAAACCTGTCTATGCTAAAATCATAGATATCGGAACAATGCCAAATAACACGACCAAAACTATCAGCACCGGAATTAAAGGTGTAGGCTATTTCTGGATAGACCAGAGTAATAGTATGGTTCGAAATGGTGGAGCAAGTTATCCGATTCCTCATTCGGATCCAGCGCAATCAATATCTGACATTGCGGCACGTCTCTATAATGGCGGTGAAACGCTTGCAGTATGGACTAAGACCGATTGGTCCGGGTATAGTGCTTTTGTAACTATTAAATACACGAAATTGTAATTACTTCCATCTGCCTTTAACTTCAATCATCACTGTAGTAGGCCTCGTTTTATCTAAACCGTACTGAAACACCATGCCATTTACAGCTTGATTATTGTTGTTTAAATAAGCATTTCCTGACCAGATTACTCCATTGTTTGCAGCGTTTGTGATAATACTGGTAACTTCTACAGCCGTAATTCCTATGGCTACATTACTAAAAGACGCATAATATATCCCGGAATTTCCAATCTGTGTAAAATTAAAAACGTTTTGGATTGTTGTTCGGACATATGCTTCAAATCGTCCATCGGCATATTTTTTTACATATCCATTACTTGATTTTATAATCTCATAAGATTTGCTATTTAATTCAGTAAGCATCTCCTGTATTTCGGACATGTTTACTAGAGTTTTAAAAACTGGCCGCACTTCTACTACATTGATTCCATTCAGTTCTACCTCGTATAATGGCCAATCTGCTTTCATATCTCCCGAACGTATATCTCCCACCGTATACGCCGGAACTGTCGGATTTGTACTCGGCGTGCCTTTTATAAGAACTGTCTCTGTTGTCTCTATTTTTGTATCTGGGTTCTTGGTATACCGTTCAACAACCAGATCAATACGTTTCATTCCTTGCGTTCCGTTTTGTATCGTTACCTCATCCGACTGTCCTTTTGGGATTACCACCTGTCTTCCCTGCATTATTCCGCAGCCATCATGGATTTTCAGAAGATTATTTGAGATTAATTCTGCCTCAAATTTTCTCCCTGTCTCTGTAACGTAAGATTCCATACCTGAAAATCCCCGGTTCAAATCTGCCCAATTTTCTGGAGTTATATGAGCTTTCCCTCCGTATCCTGTTACCAATTCCATAATTAATCCTCTCCTTTTAACTTGTGTTCAACCCTCAATTGTCCGGCTACTATTGTCAGGATTTTGCGTACAACCGGTTTTTGCACTAAGATTCCGGTTGTATAATCTCTTCCGGAAACAATATCTCCTATTTCCAAGTCTGCATCCTCGATTTGCATTTCAAATTCCTTGTAATTTGCAAGCTCCTGCAATCTCTTTGTGCCATCTTTTCTAAGTTGCTCTATATCAGATTGGGATGTGTAAGAGTACAGTGCTGCGCGCTCATAGATGCCTTTGTAGTACTGCTTTTCTCCAATGTTTCCATCCTTCTGCACGTACAGATGCAGTACTGTTCTGTCGGTTCCTTCTCCAGTGCCGGCGCAGATCAAATGATTAATTCCTCTCCGATAATCTCTGGCCGTAAAGTGAATCCGGTTATCCTGGTTATATTCTTTTTCCAATGTCTTCACAGGCACAGCCTGTAGTTCTATCCAGCCAGGCATCCCCGGTTCTTCCCGTTTATGCCGGATATCCAACCGATAACCTACACCCGCCAAAAGTTCTTCAATTCCATTTAAAAGAGTGCAGTACCGGTTAAATCGGAAACTCTGCACACTCACTCCGGTATCAACCTGAGGAACTAAAAAAAGACCGTCAAATTTACCGTCTATCAAATTTCTCAATATGTTGTTCAATTCTCCGGAGACTGTAAGATAATCTTGCCCAGATGGTGGTTCGATAATCTTCTTCGTTAGCAATCCTCTCCACGTGTCTCCTGTTATCTTCAAGATATTCTGTTTCGTGATTGTCTGCATATCTCCGATAATTCCGCCATATTCTGTATCCGGGATATAAATCATATAATCATAATTTATATTTTTCTCATCCCATGTGCTCAGGTTCAGTTCAAATTCAAAATCATTTGTGTCTCCAATTTCCAGATCCAGTTCAATGTCCAGATACCCTAGTTCTTTTCCAGCAGCATCTGCCACTGTCATTTTCCCTACCATGCCGGTTCGCTCCTTTCCATGTACAGTAGCAAGTCAAACCCAAAGCTACCATCCCAGCTCACAAGATTATATCCCGGCTGTATTTTTTCAAACGGTGAGTTTGGTACAGTTGTTCTGTTGTCAAATTCATTTACCTCTATTCCGGATGTCCGGACACGTACGACCGTTCCGGCTCTTGAATTAATCGTTAGGTATTCCCCTTCATCTAGTTTCGTTTTCACTTCGTATAGGTTATCTCCTATTACGATTCTAGGGTTCGTGCATGGTCCGTAAAGGGTTAAAAGGAAATCGCACTCAGTGTAATGGTCTATCTGTACATTTCCAATTCCTTTTTCATCTCCCGTTAAATCAAACGGAAAATCGATTGAAAAATCAAGCCAATCTCCACTCTTTTTTTCTATGCCCTTTTTAAATTCGTAACCCTTTTCCGTTATCCATGCCGATTCTTTGCAATATAATTTTAATTTTATTTCTGACCAACATTTTTTTATTTCTGAAACTCCTGTTTCTGATTCTGTAAAAAATCCTTTTATATATGCCCCGTTTACACTAATTGTCCCCTCTTTATTTTTTATAACATCATTGTCTATCGAGGCGCGAAATTCATTTAAAAAATCAATCCGTTCTTCCAAGGTTCCCCTGATTGTCAAAGTTAAATCATAGGTAACAGATTCTCTTTTAAATCCTTTCTGGTTTTGTTTCCACGAACGCCGGTGAAATGTTCCTTCTGTTATCCACCTCTTATCATTTTGCAGGCTGTATTTTTTCCCATCCGAACTGATATATTCAACATTTATCATTCAAAAACAACTCCCATTTCTCTAAGTGCACGTGCTACTTCTCTATCTTTTAAATATAATTTAATTTCTTTATCATCTGATTCATCGAGTATTAACAGCAATATTTCAATCAGTCTATCAAGTTTATCTGCAATTCCTGTATTGCTATTTTCTTTTTCAACTGTCAAATTTGATCGTTTCACAATTGTGTTTTCCAATGGTTCGGAAGCTACCGCTCCCAATTTATCCATAGCATTTCGGAATGGATTAAGGTTATTTTCTACACCTCGTGGGAATCCGAGTGAAATCATTTTTCCTACATATTCACCCCACCTTGATGGAGAATGGATTCCAAAAAAATCAAGAACCTTATCTTTGAAATTTCCAAGAACATCTTTTACTGCATCCCATAGCATATGTCCCGCATTTGCAAGTCCATTTGCAATTCCATTTATAATATTTTTCCCAATATCCCACCAATCTACACTTAAAAACTCTCTCTTTATAGAATCAATAATCTGTGGAATCTTCGATACAAGATCCGGTATCGCTTTAATTAATCCTGACGCCATCTTTCCTAATATTTCAATTCCTGTTTGCAATATTTTCGGTAAATTCTGACCAACCACAAGGATAAATTTTCCGATTGCAATTCCTGCCGCTGATATAATCGACGGTAAATTTTTCACAACTCCATCTACAAGATTCAGTAATAACGTTCCGCCTGCTTGTAACACAGACGGTAGCGTTGATAGAATTCCCCCTATAAAACTTGTGATCGCATTTCCTGCCGTCGCAATAAGTGTCGGAAGATTTCCTAAGATTCCATTTACAACATTGTTTATAATTTCAACTCCCTGTTGCAAAAATATTGGGAACTGATTTTGCAACCATGTTATAATCTGTGTTATGAGCTGGTTGCCTGCATTAATAATCTGTGGCACAAATTCTATAACTAATGCACCCAATGCCATTGGAAGCCCACGAATAATATTCATAACTGCTGGTATTAAGTTATTTACCACAAAATTCTTAATCGTTTCTCCCATTGCTGTCAGAGATGGTCCAAGATTATTCCCAAGCATAATATTCGCCATCAAATCCTTGTACGCTGATTTCATTGCACCAATTGACCCAGACCACGTTTCCTCAGATTCCCTCGCAAAGTTTCCGGCGTACTGACTTGTCCTATCCATAAACATCTTCATTGCAAGCTCTGCTTTTTCTGCATTACTCGCTGTTTTCCAATCAAAATTCATTCCTTTTTCAAGCGCATAAGCTTCTAGAGTTGTCGCATTCATAGCGACACCTAGATTATCCATCATTGTGAAATTTCCCTTAGCTGCTCCCGCAATAGATTCCATTGCTGATGCAGTGTCTAATCCCATCACAGATGCAACATCTGCCGCTCTCTGCATGGCCTGCGATGTTAAATCTAACGCTCTTTGTTGTTCTAATCCCGACCCTTGGAATAATGAACCCATTTTATTCGCAGTGGCCATATACTCGCTTGCAGACATCCCCATATTCTTGTATGCACTTGTAGCTTGTGTCTGAATTGTATTTGCAAATTGTCCAAATACCGCTTCTGTACCGCCAAGATTCTGCTGTAGTTCCCCGCCTTCCGCAAACGCATCGCCGACAATCTTTTTTAATGCAAGACCAATTCCTGCGCTGGCGATTGCTTTTTTAAATGCTCCAGCAAACGAATTACCCGAAGACATTCCTGCATTAACAGATTCTCCACCCATCGTCTTCGCTAATCTTCCTTGAATCCCGTCCGCTGACGGAATAATCTGTACATACGCTTTCGCTAATTCAGTCGCCATTTCGCTCTCCTTTCCGCTCAGCTATAGCATCCCATCTCTTGTGAAAATCAATGGATGTATCAAACGCGACAACCTCGCTAGTATCTTCTTGTTCAACATCGAGCAAGGCTTCAACGAATGATTTCGGTCTATTAATTCCATTAATCCCGTCTTTCGTTTTAAACCACACAAGTGTCGATAGACTATCCGCAATGTTTGCAAGCAACATTTCTTCTCTGCTGACGTCAGTTCCGGATAATTTCCTTTTAATTCGTGATTCCTCCCTCAGCCCACACGAAAAAAGAGCCACCGTTGCGCACGGAAGCTCTTTGTAATTGTAAATATGATAAGTTTCAGCCAAATCACAGATAAGGGCATCTCTATCCGTCTTTAGCATGTGAGCGAGGGTTAGGAGTTTTTTCCAGAACCCGATTTTTCTATAATATCCATGATTTCCGCAATCATCGCACTTGCTGGAACTCTTCCGTGAATTTCACGAAGATGCTCTTTTAGAGCTTTTTTCTGCTCATCTCCAAGAACCATATCAATAACGCTAAACAATGCCATGTTATTCCCATTGTCCGCATCAACAAGTGTTTCCAACAGCTCATAATCATCCAATACTTCTTCTTCGATTTCGAACTTGAATCCTGTTTTTGTTTCCCCTTTAATCATGTCTTACGCTCCTTTTTTAATATATTCGTAATGCGTGTTACCTTCGCCGTCTGCTGTGGCTGTGATTGTAATTTCATAACCAATTGCATCCTCATCCGCATATTTGATTTCTCCGATTTCTGTAATTGTTCCAGATGGAATTACAACACGCTTGGCAATGCCACCTTTCATAATCATTTCAACAACCCACGCGCTTTCAGGTACTTCTTTATTGTTCGCATTAACGGTAATTCCTTCGTCAAGTGTTCCTGTGACGTTTTCCTCTCCGTAGATGGTTTTAAGCACCTCTACATTAAGAGATTCGATAAGCTTAAATTTAAACTTATCACTCTTACTTTTTCTTAAAGTGAGTACGTCGTCGCCGCCCCACGCTTTTTTCGTTTCAGATTCGGGGCTGTTTTCATTTGTCAGGCCCTCATCCGAGCAATACCCTAAAGACTTAAACGCACCGTCAAGCGCGGATGTTGCATCTGTCGGCAATTTCGAACCAATTTGCGCTCTATGAATTGCTCCACCTACTTTCGGTTTGCCTGTGCTTACATTTTTTGCATCTGACATTTCTATACTCCTTTCTAATAATGAACAAGATCAAAAACCGATTGATATCTGTATTCCTTTGTGTTTGGAATTGTATAGTTGTAATCACTATTTAATTTGCATTTGCTAACCTCGTCCAGTTCAATTATTTGCTTCATAATTTCTTTCACTTTTTCGTTTAATAACGCAGTATTATAGAGAGAATTAGAAAAAGACTGAATAGCAAAGGTCGAATTCTTAATATAATTCTCTTCTCCGCCACCAGTCTTCTCTATCAATACAAAATCGCCTTTGATTCCGTCATTTCTCTCCATGTATGTGTTTATGCCATTTGACTTTAAATAGTTTAAAACGATTTCTTCTATCATTTTCTCATCGCCTTTAATAACCCATTGTTTCCATCGTCGCCTTTTGCTACAGCGACAGCACGTGTTCCAGCAATAAAGACTTCCGTCTCTCCGCCTGTTTTGCTCGCAATGTTTTGAGCATGTTCTTTTAAGAGATTCTGCATCTCCGCCGATTTAAGCAATTCTCCAACTGCTGCTTTGTTAAGCTCAATCTTCACCTTACTCATAATCAGCCACCATCCAAATGTCATTCCATTCTAGCGGAATATTCTCGTCGATTCCTCGTTTTGGAAACCCTACCACTTGCCAAGTACGCCCGAAAAATTCGACTTTTTGGTCTTTCCACGTGTTCTTATCTCCTTTTGGGACTGCCACATTATACACTACTTTCTTCCCTGTGAGATTTAGAGCATCAGGAATTTCCGCAGACGAAATCGGCGAAACAAGCACATTGTCGACGATCGTCTTCTTTTCCGCATATATCGGATGGCCGAACGGATCTGTTCCAGTCAGAATATCTTTAATTAACGTTACCGTTATCCCCTTAATCCTAGCCAAGCAAATCAACCGCCTTTCGTCGTTGTGACCTTAAACCAAGTCTTGCAAGTTCGGATTTTTTAATAAATAAACCGCCTCCAGGAACGAGATATGTTCCACTCCACGAATAGCCGAGTGCGGATTGACTCTCCTGTATCATCGGCTCAGAGTCTGTTGAAGTCATAAGCGCTCTTGCCAAAACGTCCACAGTAACCGACTTTGCAACTGCCACGAGATACGGTTTTTCGGAAATCATACTGTCTAAATTCCGACCAACCTTATCCGCCTCCATTCGCAAACTATCGGAAATAATCGGCAATAGCTTTTCGGCTCGCTCTATTTCTTCCAATTTCAGTTTTCTCCACAAATCCTCAACGTCACTCATTGTCGCGAACGGTTCCAGCACCTTTCTTCACCGCCTTTTTCGCTTGGGTTTTGGGAGTGGCTTTTACTTCCTCCCAATCTTCTCCACTCAATTCACAAGTTATGCTAATTACATTTCCTGTTTTTTTATTCTTGTAGATCATTCCCGACTCTCCTACGCCTCTTTAACACGTGCGAAATACTCTGGAACAAGAATTCCCCATCCGATATAAATCTCTGCACGGATATATACCTGATTATAACCCTTTAAGTCTTTTCCAGAGTTGTCAGGGTCACCGTACTCGATAATCTCAAGCGGGATTTCTTTTGCAATGCCCCACTTAAATGCGTTCTGAAAATCCCCTACAATCGCATGGTCTTTCACTGTTGCATTGTATACTGTTTTGTTTACATCGAGTGCCATTCCAGCCAAAGAAGCAGGGGAGGCGCCGAATCTAAATTCAGGATACTGACGAACGCCATTTACTTTAATTTTTGCCATATCAGCACCCATCGTATGAGACATTGCAATTCCCGTTACGTCTCCATCTGCACCTTGTACCGCTGCGATTACTGCGTCAAGATTTTCATCGCAAGTCGCAGCTTCATAATTAACTGTAGTAGTTACTTTGCTATCAAAATGATTCGTCCCAACCACATTAGACGCCTCGCCAGTTCTCGGATTAATTCCGTGGAACGCTGCAAGGTCAAGACCTTTTGCTACCTTCTTCGCAAATCCATCGTTAAACGCTTTTAAAATCGGAAGTTTTGCTTCCTCGGATGCATACATAAATTCATCAGAAACACGTGCACCGTACTCGAATTTAATTGGTACAACAATTACTGGATCAACCGTAATTCCACCTTCTGTTTTCTTTCCGTTCTCCGCCACGATGTCAATTTCCTTATCCATCGTGAAGGTGAATTCCTTGGAGCCCGTAAATGGAATTGGGTCCTGCGCCGATAGTTTCGCAAGAGTAGATTTTCCTTTAACTTTTGTCATTAAATCGTTTACTATAACTTCACTAAATAATGTTTTGTTTACTGCCATAATTTCTATCTCCTTAAATACTTAAATTTCCAAGCATCTGGCCAAGTTCGGCATCAATAGAATCTTTTCCGCCTACTGGGTCTGCTTTGTACATAATACTTTGTGTGTTACTTTTTAAAAAACCAGCCAATGTCTCAGCATCTTTAGTCATCTCTTCTTCTGTATTACCGGAAACTTTTCCAGCAAGTTCGTAAGGGATTCCGTTTTTTAATGCAATCTCCACCCTCTTAGAATTCAATTTGTATCCGTCAATCTCAGCGTCTTTTTTCGCCATTTCTTCCGGAGAGAAATATTCTTTGTACTTTTCCTGTACCTGTTCTGGAGAAAGATAATTTTCGTACTTTTTCTGAGCGTCCTCAGGTGAAAGAAATCCGTCGAATTCTTTTCTTATTTTTGCACGTTCCCTCAAGTCTCGCCTTGATCGCATCGTCAAATTGCTCCTGTGTTTCAATTACTGTAAATTCTGCCATATTGACTCCTTTCTTCCCACTTTCCCGGTGGTCTCGGTAAATATTATAAAAAGCACCCTTTTCTGGGTGCTAATTAACAACTGTTTCTCTGTTTCTTTTTTTCTTTGCCCAAGCTGCACTGCCAATGGGCAAGTATGATACTATCTAATATAGCTATCTCGATATCGCTTTTTAGTGACCTGTAACCGAATCCTCCGTTCGTTCCGATTGCACGTTTTTCGCAGTTCGACACGGTTTGAATTACTGACGGTTGTCCGCAGTGTGTAATCGTTCGATTAAAAAGCCCTTGTTCAAACGTAGCGTTTGCCTCTATTACCTCTTTAACCGTTGGCAAGATAGGTTTTTTTAATCTGTAATCATTTATTTGTGTTTCTATGATTTTCTGCCCGCTTGCTCCGTCAATCGTAACATTTTCATATTTCGTTCTGATAAGATATTGCATTATCCATTCAAATCCATCTCTGACAGGTCGGCAATCTATGCACTCAACAAACACTTTTTTGTCGGAAGTTTTCACTGCGACTGACAAAGCGACGTTCGTTCCATCTTGCCCAAACTTGATACCGTAATATTTTTTCTTTTCGATAACTGGCACTTCATTTGCTTTTAGTTCCTTCCATTCGGTTTTTGAAATCGCTGACTTTTGATTATATCTTAGCCACAACCCAAGACGCTGGATATTAAAATCTACCACGTCTGAGCCTATTTCATCCGATACGGAACGCTCTGTAAAGACGGTTCCAAGCGATGGATTGGTTTCGTACCATAAATCCCTGTCTCTCGGATCTGATTGCTCAGAGACCGACCACTCCGCCCATCCTGTGTTTTCGGTTAGCCCTTGCAAAGCATTATTTCTCAGTTTCATAAACACAGTACCGGAACTGACCGCGGTTGGCGGAGTACCGCAAAACACCGTTTGAGGATTCCTAGAGTCCGTGACAACATACTTCAATGCGGACTCTTGGTCATCTTGGTATTCTTGTGCTTCATCTACAACCAGCAAGTCAAATCCTTCCCCTAAACCACCTTTGCTTGAGCGGGTTCGGA